TCCTGCAGCAATTCTGCGGCAATCGCACCATGTTCGCGACATTTGCGACCAATACGCAGCGGATGTGCTCGCCGAACGCGTTCCCGCCGGTCGTTGGCTGTGGGCCGCGGCTCAGCGCTATCAGCGCGACCGACTGCGCACCGACATCTCGATGGACTGGGAGGCCGTCGCGGCGCTCGACGCCCACTTCGGGTCGCTCTCTCTCGTCGGCGAGTCTACGGGCGCGCTCTTCGCGCTCCACCCGTGGCAACTGTGGACCGTCGCGCAGATCGCGGGATGGAAGATGGCCGACGGGCGCCGACGCGTGCGGCTCGCGCTCGTGCAAGTTGCGCGCGGCAACGGGAAGACGACGCTGATGGCCGGCCTGTGTCTTTGGGATCTCATCGGCGGCGAGGGCCGTCGCGTCCATGTCATCGCCAACAACGAAGACCAGGCTGAGATCTGCTTAGACACGGCGCGACAGATGGCGATCAAGCTTGCGCCCGCCGGCATGGTCGTGCGCTTCAACCGCATTGTGCGCCCGAGCGCCGATTCGGAGATGACCGCGCTACCGGCGCAAGAGCGCTCGCTCGACGGGCTCAACCCTTCGCTATGGATCGCCGACGAGGCCGCCGAGTTTCGCGGGCGCTTCCTGACCAAGCTCCTGACCACTGGAAGCAAGCGCAAAGAGTCAACCGGCGTCATCATCTCGACACCTGGCAGCAATCCCGAGAACCATTACGCCGAGATCGTGAAGCAGTGCGAGTCGATTCTCAGCGGCGAGACAGACGACGACACCGTGATGCCGATCATGTACGGCCTCGACGCCGGCGACAAGCTTGACGATGAAGGGACATGGCCGAAGGCGAATCCCGGGCTTGCGCTCGGGCAACCCGATCTCGTCTCGCTTCGTCGCTCATGGCACACCATGAAGCGCTCTCCTATGGGGCGTGCGGAGTTTTCGCGATACCACGCCGCGCGCTGCGACGAGAATACCGGCGGGTGGCTTGATATGGCCCAGTGGACCGGTGGGCAGACGATCGACTGGGCAGCGCTAGCGAAGCGACCCGCGTACGTCGGCATCGATCTCAGCAAGACCCTCGACATGACTGCGTGCGTGGTCGCGATCCCGCTCGACGACGGGCGCGTCGTGCTGCGCGGTCACTACTTCTGGCCGGCGGCTGATGTCGCGCAGCGCGAACTTGACTACCGCATGCCCGTGCGGACGTGGGCGCTCGAGGGCAAGATCGAGTTGACGCCTGGCCGAGAGATCGATTACGAAGCCGTGCGCGCGCGCGTGCTCCAACTCGGCGAAGAGTTTAATGTGCGATCCGTCGGCTACGACTCGTGGGGAGCGAAGTACCTCGCGGAGCAACTCCAAGCCGACGGCGTGCCGATCACTTGCTACCGCATGGGCATCGCGACCTTCGGCCCAGGCTGCGCGCTGTTTCAAAACTTGTGGGCCGGCGGGAAGCTCGTCATAGGCGACGACCCGATTCTCCGTCGCGCGTGCGCCGAGGCTCACGCGAAGCGCGACATCAACAGCAACATCCGACCGATCAAGTCTCGCGAGTATTGCGCGATCGATCCTCTCGTAGCGTCGATCATCGCGTGCCACGTATGGGGCGGAATGAAGCGATCGACGTACGAAGATGAATATGAGGAAAAAAGAAAGTGATTGTGTTTAGGTGTAATCCGCGCGCGGGTCGCCCTCGATTATGCCCACATGCTTCGAGGCATCTTGCAAAGAATGATTGGACACTGGCCCACTCAGAGTGTGCTACAGGTGTCCTACGACTCTGCAGGAATGCCGTCGGTATCGACGACCAATGCACTGCGCTACACGCCCGTGTACCGCGCCGTCACGCTGATCGCTAACGACATCGCTCGCACGCCGCTCACGAGTAGCGACGACATCGCGGAGCGCTTGCTTGCGCAACCGAACCGATTCCAAACTGGCTACGACTTTCGGCGCTCGATGACGCTGCAAGCGCTCCTCTACGGGAACGCCTTCGCGGTCGTAAACCGCACGCTGGGCGGCGATCTCATCGAACTTCTGCCGCTCGAATACAGCGGCGTTTCGCTCGATGTCTCGGGCATGGTGCCCGTCTACAAGACGCAGACTTACGGGGACGTGCCGCACACTTCAATGCTCCACCTTCGTGCGATCGGCATCGATGGCATGTGGGGTGAAAGCCCGATCAACCTCTGCCGTACCTCGCTTCAAGTGCTCGCCTCGCAAGAGCAAGCGCAACTGGAAGTTATGAAGAACGCGGGGAATCCGAAGCTCGCGATATTGCATCCGTCCGCGTTGAACGCGGGCGCGCGTCAAATGATCGCCGAAGACTTCATGGCAAAACACTCGGGCGCTCAGAACGCGGGCAAGCCGCTTGTGCTCAGCGAGGGCATGAAAGTTGAGCGCATCTCCTCAACGCTAGACGACGCCGGCATCAGCGCAGCGCGCCGCTACTCGGTCGAAGACGTTTCGCGCATCTTCGGCGTCCCGACTTCCTACCTTGCTGAGCACAGCGCCAACGCCTACGGCTCGATGGAGTGGCTATCCCGCATGTACGTCGATGCGTGCTTGTCGCACTGGTTTGCCGCGTGGAGCGCTGAGATCGCTAGCAAGGTCGCGACGCTCGGCTCGACTGTGACGTTTGACGCGGACGCGATTACGCGCCCGTCGCTCGCTGAACAGATGGCCGCGCTGCGCACTGGCGTCGAGTCTGGCGTAATCACGCGCAACGAAGCGCGCGCGCGTCTCGACATGAAGCCGCTCCCTGGACTTGATGAGCCGATCGTCGCGAAGAACATGGGCACCGGCGGGGGCACATCAAACATCGGAGCCGACACATCGGCGGGGGCTCTCAATGATTTCACATCGTGATTTCACCGGCGTGACTAAGGTCGATGGACGGACTCTATCTGGCGTCGCTGCCGTCTACGGGCAACCGTCGCGCACGATCCACGAGCAAGGACGCTCTTTCGTTGAACGCATCGCCCCAGGCGCTTTCGGCGCTTCGATCGAGGGCGACATCAAGCTTCTCTACAACCACCAGAACGCGATGCCGCTCGCGCGCTCACGAAGCGGAACGCTCACGCTATCCGACTCGCCGAACGGCTTGCAGTACACGGCGTCACTTCCCGAGACAACCCTCGGCAACGACGTGCGCGCGCTCCTTGAGCGTGGCGACTTGAGCGGCGAAATGTCCTTCGGCTTCTTCGTCGACAAAGACGAATGGAACAAGACCAAGACCGAGCGCACCGTGACCGCTGCGCGACTGTCCGAGATCAGCATCGTCGTTGATGCTGCCTACCCCCAAACCAATTCGAGCTTGCGTTGCGTTGACGCGGCCACAATCGAGGCCGCACAAACTCGGCTCGAACTTCACTTACAAAGGATCATCAAATGGACAACCTGAACGAACTGAACAACCTCACGCACAACTACCGCAAGGAACTTGAACGAATCGAGAAGCGCACCGGCGCCTCGGCTCAATTCGTCACGCAGAAGGGCAGCGGCTCCGAGATCGAAATGATCGAGCGCATGGACTCCGATCTGACCGCTATCGAGCGCAGCGTGCAGGACATCGCGCAAGCCAAGGCACAAGAGACACGCTTGGCAGCGCTCGAAGCACGCCTGGGCGAACCAACCTACACGGCGCGCGCATCAACTGTGAGCCGTGGATCTGACAGCGACCCAAACAGCGCGGCTTACGCCGAACGTTGGCTTAAGGCAACCGCGCGCGGCGATCTCGCTGAGATTCGCGCGATGACCCTTAGCACCAGCGGGGCCGGCGTGCCGACAGATCTTGAGCGCCGCGTCGTTGCGAAGCTTCAACAGTCAAGCGCACTGCGCTCGCTCGCCAAGATCACCACGATCGACAGCAAGCGAACCGTGACCATCGAGAACGCGTTGCCGACTTCTGCGCTCGTCGCCGACAACGGCGCCGTGACTGCTGCCGATGCAACCTTCAGTACACAGATCAGCGTAGTGCCCTACAAGTTCGTTTGTGCAACCACGATGACGCAAGAGTTCATCGATGACGTTGTGGGTACTGGCGGCGTCGGCACCGGCCTCGACTACATCGCTCAGCGCTGCGCGGCATCGCTTGCGCTCACTCTCGATCAGTATTACACGGTGGGCTCTGGCTCAGCTCAGCCACAAGGCATCTTCGACACTGGCGCGGCAGCACTAGCGGGCCTCGTGACTCAGGGCGTTATCCTCGCAGAAGATGCGGTAATCACCGCAGTCACCGGCGACAACATCATCGACTGCGTCCACGCAGTTTCTCCGCAGTACCGTCAATCTCCGCGCTTCAAGTGGCTCTTCAGCGACACTTTCCTCAAGACCGTGCGCAAGCTCAAGGTTACGAACACCAATGAATACCTTTGGAAGCCATCGGAGAACTACTCCGACCTGACCGCGGGCGTCCCTGGCTTCCTCTACGGCGTGCCGTACGTCATTGGCAAGTACGTTGCCGACTCAGACACCACAGCGACTACCAGTGCAATTCAGGGCAAGGCCATGGCCGGCGTCGGTCACTGGGATTACTTCGAGATCTTCGATCGCACCGGCATGACCAGCATGATCGATCCGTACTCGGGCGCGGCCAGCATGACAAGCACGCTTTACACCTACATGCGCACAGACAGTCGCATCATGCAACCCGAAGCGTTTGCATCGATCCGATTCCTCAACGCGGCTTAATCCCTTATCTCCCTTTGCCTCGGCGCTGCGGGAACGCAGCGCCGAGGTTTCGATGGCCCTCTCTCTTGCAACCGTGAAAGCCGCGCTGCGCATCGACTACGTCGACGACGACAGTGAGTTGTCTCGTCTCATCCTCGCGGCTGAAGCGTTCGTGGAGTCGTACACCGGCGTGCGACTTTCATCGGCTTCACGCACGATGTCGTTGTTGACGTTCAAGCGGACTAAGTTCGCCGACTATCCGCGTACTGTGACGACGTCGGTAGGTTACTACGACGAGAACAATAATTTCGTTTCAATGCCAGCGACCGACTACTGGACTGACACGACACAAGCGCTCGACGCGATTGAGTTCCTCACGGCGCCGGCCACATACCCAGGCCGCGTGATTACCGTCACATATGTCGCGGGATACGCGACCATGCCGAACGAAGTCGCGCAAGTCGTAATATCGCTCGTGGGCCTCTGGTACAACAATCCGGAAGCCGCGCAACCCATCACGATGACAAGCGCCCCGCTCGGCGGCATGTTCATGCTTGAGCACTTGCGCGTAAAGGCGCCCTTCTCGTGATCTCGGCCGGCCTTACTCGGCAAGTCGTCAACGTGATGCGAGCATCGGTGCTACTCGACCCGCTCGGCCGTCGCGTGCAAACCTATTTAAACTACGGCCAATTCCGCGCCGACGTGCGCGAGGCCGCGCCACAAGAGCAACCCTTCGCCGACGGCGTCGCGAGTATCTGCACATTCGAGATCCGTCTCCGATGGCCTAACGTGGCGCGCTTGCTGATCACACCAATCGATCGGCTCGTGTATCGCGGGCGCACGCTGCGCATCAACGGCATCCGCAACCTCAACCAGCAGAACAGAGTGGCCATCATTGACGCGACGGAGGTCGCATGATTGAGTCGACCCTCGTCTACTTCGTTGTGAATGGTGGCACCGACGCCGACGATCGAGTCTCGATCGGTGCTCGACTTCACGGCGTCACGCTTCCCGCAGTCGTGATCAGCATTACGAAGGGCGAGCGCGGCGCACTGGGCAACACGACCAACGTGACCATGCGCTACGAAGTGACTCTCAGCGCCATCGCGGACTTGATGACGGACGCCATCGCGCTCGAAGCCGATGCATTCGAGGCTATCCGAAGTTATGGCGTGGTCAACGTGCCGACAGTGGTCGCTATCCGCACATCGTTCGGTGCACTCGATGAACCGGCCATCGGCGAGGGCGACGAACAGAATCCAGCGATCTGCACCTCTCAACTCGAAATATACACGGAGCTTCTCTAATGCCAAGCCCAACAACCGCAGCATCGTTTTCCATCGGGTCCGTAGTAGTGTCTGACGTTGTCTCCGCAACCGTCAACATCTCACGACAACAGATTGACGTGACGCCGATCGATTCTACCTATCGCCAAATGGTGCAAGGATTCCTTGAGGGGACGATCTCGCTTGAGATGTTCTTCGACAATTCGCACGCGGCGCTCGTCACCGGCATCTCAGCCGGCTCCGTAATCACTGCGGCCAAGGTCGTGTGGGCCAGTGCCAAGCACATCACCGGCGACGCATTCGTCAGCGAGTTCAACATCAGCGTCGCGCCTAACGGCGTCGCAATGGCAACTTGCACGCTCGTCTTCCAGAACTCAGTCATTACGGTGGTCGCTCCTTGAGCGTCTTGGATTCGCTCCTGGCGCGCGAAGCCGTCGTGCAGTTCGACGGCAACGACGTGCGCTTGCTTCGTCCGACCGTCGCGCACTTCGTTGCGGCGCAAGACGCAGAGACGCGCGGCACATGGATGCCGGCGTGGTACTGCGCTGCGCACGTCCTCGGCGCCGACGGCTCGACACTGTGGAAGCACGCGGACGAACTGCGCGCGCTCTCCGCTCCGAAGGTCCTCGCACTGGCGCGACTCATCGAGCCGCTCTATGTGGAGGGCTTGGACTTGCCAGCGCTGCCCGCGAAACCCTGAAGGCAGCGTGTATCCAGGTGCAAATCGATTCACCGCTCTCACTCTTCCTCGCACTCAACGGCCACAAGGCTCTCTCCCATGACATCGCCGCGCAATTCCTTCCGCATGATCGTCGAGCTCGACAAGAAGAGCGTGGATGATGTCAATCGCCGGCTGAAGGCGCTCGGCACTGTGGGCGCCGGTCGCGCCATGAAGAACGGATTCCGCAAGTGGTCGAGCATCGCACGCAAGACCGTGGCGGCGAGCGCGCCCATGGGGCGCATGACCGGCACTGAAACCATACGCGGAGTCGTGCGCCCGAATGTACATTTGAAGTTTGCCGTAGCGACGAAGATCAAGGGGTACTCAAAGGGCCTCGTGATGTGGGCCGCAATCGGCATCAAGGAAGTGCGCGGATCGTTCCTCACGCCCCACTGGTATCTCCGTTGGGTCGAATACGGCCACTTGCTCAAGCGCAAGGCCACGATGATCGAGCGCAACATGATCGAGGCCCGTGGTGGAAACGGTGGCAAGGGCGCGAAGATGACCAGGGGCAAAGTGATCGGAAAATTCTTCTTCACGAAAGCCATCCCGCGCGTGACGCCGCTCGTGGTCCCGATCCTCACCGAAGCAATCGATAGGGAGATCGCCCGTGGCTAAAATCTCAAAGATCAACATCGCCATTACTGGCGACGCGAAAGGTCTTGCAGCAGCAACCGACGCGGCCACGCGTGATCTGCGTCGGTTGAACGCTGCGGCTGCCGTGTCATCGAAGCGCCTCGGCGAGATGAAGGGCCGCACGAACCAGGTGAGCGAGTCGCTCGGCAAGTTGGGCGTGCAGAGTCGCGGATTGAACTTCGCGAGCGGCATACTTGGACTTAGCAGCATGGGCGGCGCGGGCCTTGCTATGGGCGCTGCGGGCATCGGACTCGCGGGAGCTGGTATCGCCGCCGGCGTCGGCATCAACGCCGTGCAGGGCATCCCAGACTTGCGGCAGCGAGCGCGCGAAGCGCTCAAAGAGACACAGATGGATGGCCGACGACGCATCGAAGAGTTCGGCCTCACGCAGCGACTGGCCGAAGGTCTCGCCGCCAACGGCGCCGGGCCGAGCGTTGCGCAGCAACTCGGTTTTACGGGTGGATTGAGCGCGGGCATGGGGAGTATGCAGGGGAGCCCAGGCGCGAACCTCGCGAACCTTGCAATCCAATCGGGACCGGGCGCGCTCGGCATCTTCGCCGGTCAAAAGATGATGGGCGCGAGCACAAACGCCGCTGCGCTCACTGCGGGCGAGGCCATGCTCGGCTCGGGCGCCACTGGCGTGCAGGGCGCGATCAACGCCTACGGGGACTTGATGAATGCCGGCGGCGTCGTCGGTTTCATGCGCGATATGGCCATGTGGTGGAGTAAATAAATGCCAGTCATCATCACTTCACTCGTCACATCAACTGCGGTCCAGGACGCAAGCCCAAGCGGCACGAGCGGCGTCACCGTTACGAAGCGCCTCGTGAGCAATACAGCGCTCAACCTACTTGCATCGGTGGACGTGGGCCTACTCAAAGCCGCAGCGTTCGGCAATGTGCTTGACGGCTTCGCTGGTTACGACGACAGCGTGATCCTCGGGCGCTTGCGACTGCGAAGCACGCAGCTCGTGGCCGTGCCTGGATCTGAGGGGCTTGTGTTTGACGCCGTTGGGCGCTTCGACGGGCTCTACGTGTGGTGCTATGTGCCGACTCTCGGTGGGGCGTTACATCTGCCAGTCGAGACCGACACAGATGCGACACCGCGTTCGGTTCTCGCGTTTCGCTCCGCATCTGGACCAAGTGCGGACCTCAACTCCACAGTCGACATCGGCGGCACGAAGCTTGACTTCGGCGGGAAGCCGATCATGGTCTCCGTGCCACAGCAGACGATGCGCATCTCGCTGATCATTGACTCGACGCGCTTCACGCTTACATCGGTCTTCGATCGCATCGCAAGCCATAGCGGCAAATGGAACTCGACGGCATTCGTCAACTGGGGGACCAATACGGTCTTTTGCGAGTCGGCTTCGATCTCTCACATCCGTGATGAATACTACCGAGTCACGTATCTCTTCCGCTCCGACTACTGGAACGGGTGCGAGCAACAGCCGAAGATTGATGTGTGGGGAAAACACGCGCTTGATGCGAACGGAAGCGCGGCGACTGTGCTCTGGCGCTCAGTTGTTTTCGGTTCGATCGACCACAACTTGATCTTTAACGAGCAACCGAATCCGACCGTCGCCGCGCAGTGGGCGAAAGAAGGATCTTTCATCACCCACCCGTAAATGCTCAACAACACGACGCGCAACACCATCAGGAACACCAGCGCCCAAGCGAAGAAGTCGACCCACGAACACCGTGACCGACTCATGCAGGAGGGTGTGCCGTTCATCATGGCCGAGATCACGGACTCGTCTGCGTTGCCCGGCACGACGAACCGATGGCTTTACACATGGGTGCAAGCCAACATCGGGACCACGAGCGCCTACCTGTTTAGTTCGGGCGCCGAACTTTGGTACAAGGGGAACGCGCTCAACGTGATCGAAGCCGCGAACTCGGCGTCATTCGTCGGCCCCGGCATCGTGCTCGCGAACATCCCGGCGGGCTTCACGGTCAAGCCGGTCGAGGGCTTCGTGCTGATCTACCCCGGCCGTCGAACCGATGGGACGCCTATTTGGCTCTTCTGTGTTCCAAACGCCATCGACGGAGTCTGCATATGAGGCACTACCCATGATCGATCTCCCGCTCGCATCGACCGCGCTCGGCATCATCTGCACACTGATCTGGATCGGGTGGAACCTATCGCAGCACTTGAACGCGATCCACATCGCGATCGCAGAGATTCGCATCTTGCTTCAATCCAACAACTCAAAGATGAACGACCTTGAAACCGACGTGCGAGACATCAATCAACGACTTCACCAACTCGAGAACCGCAAATGAAAAATTGGAAGACCACAAGCGCCGGCATCGGCGCCATCCTCGTCGCCATCGGATCAGTGCTCACATCGATCAGCGGCTCGCTGCCTGTTGATTACACGACAGCCATCGCTGCGATCCTCGCCGGCATCGGCCTCATTGTTGCCAAGGACGCAAGCAAGGAGTGATCTATGGGCTATTCCGAGCGCTCTTCGACAGTCTCATTCAGTGGGCGACGGCGACGCGCATCGTGCACGTTGTTGGTGGCGGCGTGCGCGCCGCTGAGCGCGTGCGGGCCGCGATTCGTGCGCGCGCCCGAAAGCCCGCTACTACTCGTGGAGATGAAGGGAAGCGCCCGAGTGGCGATGCTTGACGGCGAAACCATGGTCGATGTTGGGTGGATCGATGCGGCCGAACTTGAGGGCATGACCGCAGTTCAATTTGATTGGAGCGCCGAATAGTGCATCGAGTGTGTTGCTGCGATCCTCCGGGCGGTTGCCCAGCGTGCTTTTGCGCGTCCAATTCTGCAAGCTCATATATTGCGACGTGGGTGTCCGGCATCAACCCTACTGGGCTCGTCGCGACGTTCAACAAAGAAGTGGTGCAGGATCGCTTCTGTTCGCCGGCGTGGCCTAGTTGTGGCTTCCACCACAACAACTACAACTACCAAATCGAGCTGCAAGTACGGAAAGTTGGCCAAATCGTCGTCACGAAGTTGCCCACTGGAGGGTCAACACTCTGCGGGTGTTACTACCAAGGGCTCGGAGTGTTTCAGGTCGTCGGCTTTATCGAGATCAGTGCACCGCTCAGCGCGTGCGGCAGTTGCCCCGACTTCATCCGCTACATCCCGTTCGACGTGCAAGTCGATGGATGTCTTATGGTGCATTGTGGAAGCGCGAGCGCGTGCTCGCCAATGTCGGGACCATCGGAGATTCGGCACCAGTTGCATCTATGCGACACTCAGATCCGAGAGAGCATGACGATGGTTGAACACGACTGGGAATATCCCGGCGTGTGTCCCGAGGTCGCTGTGGGTCTCCGCCTTCTCGGCGCCGTGATGGAGTGGACATCGATCTGCACGCAGCTCGATGCCCAAGTTTCAAACGATCGGCGAATGGTGTCACAAGAGCACACGACATTAATCTCGTGCGACCCATTTCCTCCGGTGTATCCGTGCTATGGCGCTCTTTTGCAAAACTATGATCTAAGCCAAATTGGTTCTTTTGGCGTCATGTTCACCGACGAATACTCTGCACAAGATCCGGCGCCGGAAAATTGTCACTTCCCGATTCCGGTCGATCTCGGCTTGATTCCGATCCAACCTGGTAGGTGTTTCACTGGCTCTCATTCGCCGTTTCGGGCCAAGTGTCAAAGCCACCTTCAACAAGGCAACTGCCACTACACCACCATGAGCTTCGGCGTCTTGCCGTGCGACTATGCCTAATCCTCGACCACCATGCGCCGCGTGGATATCCGAGCAATGCACGCACGCGCTTGCGCTGCCGCTCTACGGATCGCAACCGAGCGCCGGCGTGTGCAACCAGTGCGCGCACTACGACGGCCCAGTGCGCGGCGTCGGCGACGTGGTTCACGCCGTGACAACTGCGACCGGCATCGAGCGCGTCACGCGCCTTGCGCGGGGCGGCTCATGTGGCGCATGTGCGGAAAGGCGCGTCGCGTTGAACAAACAATCGAAGACGTGGCTAGAGTGGTTCAAATGCCGCTACCTGGCTTCAACTCAATTACTGTCACGCAAGCCACCTACAGAGAAGTAACGAGACTCGCGAAGGAACTGCGCGTATCTCGTGCGGAAATCCTACGGCGAGCGCTTCACGCCATCGAGAACTCGGGCGAATGGGGCACAGTGCGCATCGACGACGGCGTGCAAGTGTGCCGAGTGGATTCACTGACTTGGAGCCGTGGCACATACCGCGTGATGCATCCAGGGGGCCGCGCGGCGGCCGATAAAGCGTGCGCGGAAAGATTACAGTATTTGCACAATGCGCTCCGATGAAGTATATGTACTGTAGTTGTGCAGCAAGAAGCCCGACCCGTAGTGGGTCCGTGGCACGCGCGCTCTACCTGTTGTGGCGTCAACGAGACGGGGCCCACTTAACAGAATACATATTCGTCTCAGATATGAGGCAGGTATGCGGCCATTTACCGCGATAACAGTCAGGCGCGAACTCTACACGCAAATAACGAGATTCGCGAAACGGGAGAGATGCTCACGCTCTCTCATGGTCGCGAAGGCGATCAACGCGTACACGGTTCTGAAAGAACTCTCGGTCACTTCCCCAGGCACGAAGGGCCGATTGGAGGTGCGCGCGTGATCGTCACTCTCATCTTGCTCGGCATCATTCTGCCCACTCAGTCATGGCGCGAGATCTTCGGATTCGAGGCCAAACGATGACCGTTGAACCCGAACCACGCGAGCCCGTCGAGCGCACCGACGTCTGGCGCTCGGCGCACGATCTCACCTACGCGAAGTCGCTCGACATCTGCGCGAACGCTGAGCGCTCGACTGAGGATTACGACTGGACGGACCAAGTCTGGCTTCACTCTCAGCGCATTGTGAGCGTGGACCCTCGCAGCGCTGAACTTCTCCGCACCACACTCGCACACTACACGGCGGCAGCGCTTGAACGCGATCGCCTACTGGGGCAACTTCACGATGCAAAAGAAACGCTGCGTCGTGCACTGCGCAACCCGCAAACCACTGAGGCATCCGATGCTGAACACTGAGATTGCACAACTACTTCGCACCGCGGCCGCTCGTCTTGACGGCTCCGATGCATACCTCGCTCCCTCGATTCCCTCACCTCCACCACGGGCAGCGCCCGCCGTTGCTCAAGCACCCAAGAGCGACGGCGGCGCGTGCCCGCCGGGCATGGTGCGCGGCATGTGCACGTTCTGGAAGGTGGACACCACGGCCAGCGGCCGCGCGCGTGGGCGCGTCGGCGTCTCGTGGCGCGATCCGACCGGCGATCACAAGGAGTATTACAACTGCTTCGACGAGAAGGTGCTCCACAAGATCGACCCCGTGCCGGTAGGTATGCCGATTGAGATTGAGCTTAAGCCGTGGAAGGACACGCACGTCATCACGGCGCTCAACGTCCGACAGGACAGAGCATGAAGCCGAAGCCGTCGACGGCGTTTACGCTCGCCGCGCTTCCCGATTCGATGACGAGTTCGCGACGGTGGGTACGGTGGAAGCCGATCGAGCGTGACGGCAAGTGGACCAAGATGCCCGTGCAAGCCAACGGCGCAGCGGCCTCGTCGACCGATCCGACGACATGGGCAACGCTCGACGGGGTCTACTCGGCGTCGTTGCTTGCCGGTGGCATCGGCTTCATGTTGGGCGACGGGTGGCTGGGCGTCGACTTCGATGGCGTCGCAACCGCTCCAGGCGAGTGGCTCGACCCGTGGGTGAAGGAGTGGGCGACCGAAGCGGGGACATACGCCGAGTGGTCGCCGAGTGGTACCGGCATCCACGCGATCTTCCGCGATGCGACGTTGCCGTCGTGGTCTCAGAATCGGCGGGGCGGCGTCGAGGTCTACGACAAGGCGCGCTTCTTCTGTGTCACCGGCAACGCGCTCAACTCGCACGAGTGCAACGCGTCCTCGGTCGCGTTTCATACGGTTTGTGAGCGCTACTTGAAGCGGGATGAGCCGATCGCACGAACCGCCGGACCGCTCACGGCAGTCGTTGACGGGAAGGACTCATCGGCCGAGGATTGGCGACTGTGCTGCGCGCTCGCCGCCCAGGGGTGGAAGGACACGCGCATTGAGGAGCAACTACGGCACAAGATGACGTCGGAAGGGCGCGAAGAGAAGATGGCGCGGAAGGACTACGTCGAGCGCACCGTAGCGGGCGCGATACGGACGGCGGGGACGAACGCCCAGACGTCCGAGCCGCCGGTGTTTAGGCCGGTCTTCGAACTCATCAAGGACTACCCGAACCAGTCGCCATTCCTTGTGGACCAACTCGTGCGACGCGGGGAGGTCGCCGCAGTCATCGCCCCGCCGAAGTGCATGAAGAGCTTCTTGATGCAAGATCTCGCGATCTCGCTTGCCACGGGGCGCTCCTGGGTGGGCGAGTTCGCTTGCGAGCGCTGCCGGGTGTTGCTCGTGGACAACGAACTGCAACTAGCGACGATCTCCGAGCGCGTCAACAAGATTGTAAAGAACATGGGCTTCGGCCTAGCGGCCTTGGAGGGACACTTCGACGTGCTCAGTCTACGCGAGGATGACCGAGATCTAGACGCCGTCCTAGAGGCCATCAGGGGCCTGGACCACAAGTACGACTTCGTCATCTTCGACGCGCTCTACATGTTCCTTGAAGCCGGCATGGACGAGAACTCGAACGCGGATATGACGATCCTTCTTCGCAAGTTTCGGCGCTTCGCCACGAAGGTCGACTGCGGCGTCATGTTGGTGCACCACACCAGCAAGGGCGTGCAGTCTGGGAAGGATTCGCTCGATCTCGGCGCGGGCGCCGGCTCACTCGGGCGCGCAGTGGATATGCATATCGGCATATACAGGCACGAGGAGGACAACACGTTTGTCGCGCACTTCAAGACGCGATCGAGCGCACCAGTGCCGCCGGTGGGAATCGAGTGGGACTACCCGCGATTTCGGCGCGCGATCGGTATCGACCTAGAAGACTTGTGGAGTGGCCCGAAGAAGAAGAAAGCAAACCTTTAAACTTCTCTTACGCAGCGGGCGTCGCGTCAAGCGCGCCTGGCAGCGTAAGAGAAAAGTGAGACGAAGTCAACCCCCCCAAAAAAATACCGAAGGAACAAGACCCGTGACAGACCAACAAGACGACATCGAGGATGACGTGGACGCGCCGAAGTGCAAGGCGTGCGGCGTGCCGTGGACACGACATCAAGGCATCATTGCCATCTGCCAACAGTACCTAGAGACGGTCGAAGGACTTGAGTTTGTGACGAAGGAGCGCGACGAGGCGATACGCGAGCGCGACGAAGCGCGGCGATGCACGATATGGATCTCGACTCTGATGGTTGAACACGCCGCACGGCGCGGGTGGGACTGCTTCAAGGAGGGAACACCGTGACCGTCAACTCTCGCGCAAAGGGCGCACGCGGCGAGCTCGAAGCGTGCGAGGCCCTCGGTCGCATCGGGCTCGACTGCCGGCGCTCGGTCCAGTATTGCGGCGCGACCGGCCAAGCGGATCTCATCTGCGACGCCAATCTCCACGTTGAGGTCAAACTCACGGAAAGGCTCAATCCTTACGCGTTCATCGAGCAAGCCATCAACGACTCGGCGCGCACCAAGCGCCCACCACTGGTCGTCATGCGCTCGAGCTACAAGCCGTGGCTCATCATGTGCCGCGTGGACGACATCGTCCGCATCGCCGAGGAGATCATTCGTGTCCGAGCATCGCGAGATACCAATCTTCCAGGCTAATCCAGAGGCCGGGCCCGAGGTCAAGGGGCCACGAGCGTACTTAGGCAACCGATGGAAGGCGGTGCGCCGGCGGCATCTCATGGGGCAACCCATGTGCGTCCGTTGCGGCTTGTTCGGCGAGGAGGTCCACCACGTTAAGACGCGCCACGAGGCGCCTGAGAGGCGCTTCGACCCGTCGAACCTGCTCACGATGTGCCGCGCTTGTCACGCGCGAGAACATGGGAAAAAGTTGTCCACAAGTTATCCACATTCGCGCCACGACTGGGGGGGGTAAGTTGGAGAAACAGGCCCATACATCGGGCAT